CGGTATTCGCCTTCAATGGATTTGACCCATTCTGAGCCAGTCCATTTGTATTGGATACCTGTATTTAGATTGGTTGTAAATTTAATATCTGTTTGTGTACTTGAATCAAATAGTATTGACCATGCTGTACCAGTCCATTCAATAATGTCATTTTCACCTGCTACAAAGTCTGTGCCATTATTGTTTTTCCAAGCATCAGCACCATCAGTGTTTGTTGCACTACCAATAGGACCTAATAATAATACCCTAACCCCATTAACTGATTTAATAGTAGTTGGATTAAAGTTAAGAGGATCAATAATATAATCTATTTTATTTCTATCACCAGTTGATCCAGTAATAACCATATCACTTGGAATAGTATCTTCGTCCCAATTAATAGTTAACGTTGATTCGTCAGTTGGATTAACTGCTACAGTTCCATTAACACTTTGATTAACGTCTGCCCTTGTTAATTGTATTTGGCTTAGTCCTGATCTAAATGTACCTGGTAACGCTTCAAAGAATCCATTCCAGTTAGTATTGCCAACAATGCCTCTGTGTATAAGTTGTGCTGTACTACCTAATATAAGTACATCATAATCGTTGTATGCTGTAACGGCAATTCCTGCACTATCCTTACGTGTAGTAGTTCCGTCTTTATCTTCTTGAAATACACCTTCAGCAAATTCATCATTGTAACGTTTAAGTTCAGGCATTGAAGCACCAAGGTCAATAGTACCTTTATCTTCGTTAAAGATACTCATTATAATATTCGTTATAACACCAAGTTTTTTAACTTTAACCGGAGGCGAAATGTATATAGGTGCACTAAACGTTAATGACCCAACATCAATCTCGCTTTCAGTACCTGTAGGCATTGATCTACTACTAAAGTTTACAGCATCTAATTCGACTACACTTAAACTTGTCCAGTCAATATAGTTGTCAGTAGTTTGTATTTCTAAACTCGGGTTGAACAGCATTAATATCTGTTCCATAATTTGTAATTTTTGTTCTGTGTTAGTTGACCATACGTCAGCGTTAACAGTTAACTTGTAAGGTGTAGGCATTAAACGCTCTACTGTTACATTTTTACCTTGTGTGTTTAAGTATTCGTTGTTTACACTATCATAATCTCTTTCACGCAAGTGTACCTTACTAATAAATGAAGCATCTGCAAGTCTATCTCTATCTAATTCTAATCCTGTAATATAAACACCAATACGTGGCGCACTTGGAATTTTATTCTCACTATTGTCTCTAAGAATATGTCCAACTTGACGAGTAATATCTCCGTACATCACAGGTACTTGTGTTAACTCGCCCTTACCGTCTTTGTAAGAGAAGTTACTCATTAGTCTAACCATTTGAGTAATGTATCTTCTTATTTGCCCATCATAAAAATGTTGCATTATTTTTTACCTCTGCATGAATCACATCTACAGTCATGTAAACAAAAATGTACAACTGCCATTGTAAACCACATCCATGTCATTTCGCCTATACCAAACAAATTAGGTCCGTGACCTATATGTCCCATGTTTTGATATAAGAAATACATTCCTAATATTGCAAATAGTAGTCCTGCAATGTTATGTCCAAATCTATACATTAATTATCCGCCTTTGGTTTCATTGCTTTACTTAAACTTTGTCGTTCAACAATAGTTTCACCAGCAATAGTTCCTGAATTTGTATTATTAATAAATCCAGTTTTGTGTGTATTTCTTGTATCTTTGTTTGATAGGTCCATACGCACTTTGTCTTCCATCTTAACCCAACGCTGTCCATCAAATCTAAATAATCTATTTGGCATAAGATCAGTTCTTAAGAAGTAATCGCCTTTTGTTGTTGCAGTTGGGAAACCAGTGCCATGTCCAAATGCTTCTCCGTTTGGTGGAATACCGTCACCTAATAAGTAACCTTGATAACCTTCTCTGTCTGGTGTTTGATTAACTCTATCTGTAAATTCTCCAGCAGTACTTGCATCTAATGTATTAATATCAGTAGTAACAAGTTCTGGTTTTCCTTCTGCGTCTGTTTGAAGTGTATATAATGAAGTTGTATCATAACCTGACTGTGGTGAATCTGCTTCTGCTTGATTTAGAATAGCATTATTAATTTGCATTTCCTTATCATATGTACTAAGAACATCACGTAATGTTTGTGAACTACCTTCTTCTGTTGGTAAATCAAGTATATCCTTGAACTCTTGTGAGTCAACAATTTGCTTCATCTTGACTCTGTACAAGTGTGGATACCAACTTTGTGAAAATCCTTCTGCCGCTCTGTTTACATCTTCAACTACATAGAAACGTTTTAGTGCTACTTGATAATCATTAAGAGCATGTTCATCTTTTAAGTGAGGTAGTTCAAGTACATCACCTGGCATAATTTTTCTTCCAAGTGTTTTTATACTATAATTAATTGGTATAGTCATAAACAATGTGTCGTTGGTTAAGAATAGACCAAATTGGCTCATGTCAAAATCAACATCTTGGGTGTTATATATTCCACGCATAACGTAGATATCCGGATCATACTTTCTATCACGGTTTTCCATGAATAGCATGTCCTGTATATTCGTTTCCTTTACAGCATCATAGCGAGGCTGTGACGGAGTAGCATCTGCTTCGTCTGGATTCTTAGGACCTAAGTACTTGTGTACAAAAACATCGGTTCCGCCAACTGTAAACATCTCTGTTATAGTCTTATCAAGGAAATCGTAGTCTTTGCCCTTCTCGGGTTTGTATAAACTTATTCTCGGCATTGTACTTGTATTTATCGAACGCATAAATACTAATGGAGACGAAAGATTATGGCAAATATAACAACAGCAAAACAAGAAGTATTTGATTATGTAAACGCAATGTTAGGCGGAGGCATGATTGATGTTGAACTTGATCCAGAACACTACGAAATAGCAATTAGAGCATCATTTGACAAATTCCGTCAAAGAAGTGATAATTCAGTTGAAGAGTCATATATGTTTCTTGATCTGGTACTTGATCAGAATGAATACACACTACCAGATGAGGTGGTCGAAGTCCGTCAAATGTTTAGACGTTCAATTGGTTCAAGAACAGGTGGAGGCGATGGCGGCACAATGTTCGAGCCATTCAATTTAGCCTACACAAACACTTACTTGTTATCAAGTTCTAACATGGGTGGTTTAGCAACATACAATTTGTTTGCTGGTTACCAAGAACTTGTAGGACGTATGTTTGGTTCATTTATCGAATTTACTTGGAACACAGCAACTAAAAAATTAACTGTGCTACAAAGACCAAGAACAGGCGAAAATGTTTTAATTCAAGCATACAACTATAGACCAGACTTCCAAATACTTACAGACTACCTTTCAAAGCAGTGGATCAAAGATTATACACTTGCTAAATGTAAGTTTATGCTTGGTGAAGCAAGAAGTAAATTTGCCACTATTGCAGGACCACAGGGTGGATCAACACTTAACGGTGACGCACTCAAAGCAGAAGCACAAGCCGAAATGGACAAACTTGAAGAAGACCTAAAATTACAGGTTGCAGGTGGCGTTGGTTACGGTTTCAGTATTGGTTAAAAAGTACTTGACAAAAGCATAAATTTATACTATACTATAACTTAAAATAAACTTATAGGAGTATTATTTGTGCTAATAGGCATTTGCGGTTTAATTGGATCTGGTAAAGACACAGTCGCTCAAAATTTAATAGATAATCATAACTTTGTAAAGATATCATTTGCTGACAAACTAAAAGACGCAGTTGGTGTTATGTTCAATTGGGATAGAACATTACTTGATGGCAAAACTGATGAGTCAAGGAATTGGCGTGAGCAAATAGACCAATATTGGACACAAGAAACAGGTAGAGAAATTACACCAAGACTTGTATTACAAGAATTTGGTACAGAATGTATGCGTAATGGATTTTACGATGGCATTTGGGTAAGTCTTACTAAAAAGCACATTATAGATAATCCTAATACAAACTTTGTAATACCAGATGTACGTTTTCCTAACGAAGCAAAAATGTTATACGAAATAAACGGAGAAGTTTGGCGTGTAAAACGTGGACAAGATCCTATCTGGTTTAGAATATATCAAGATGTTGGTGTTGAGCCTAAAGATGTACATGCATCTGAGTGGGCCTGGGCACATACGAAGTTTTCACAGACTATTGATAATAATGGTACGTTATTAGATCTTAAAAATCAGGTTCAAGATCGCCTTGTTTCCAACGTGACCCCTCTCTCTGCATAGCAATCTGACAATTACTACAAATAGTTTTCATATTACTGGGTCTATTGTTATTTAGATCACCGTCAAGGTGAAACACTCGCATTTGCTCTCTATATATGGCTTTGAAATTACATTTTTCACAATGGGTTTTCTGTCTATAACCAGCAAGATACCATTTTGGTTCACCCAGTTCTTTACCCTTGTTGCGAACACATATATCGCACTTGGTTCTATAAAAAGTCTTGTTGCCTTTCTTATAATTAACAGCAACAGGTCTTTTACCGCACTTGCATAAAGGTCTCATACTTGTATTTACCTACCCTTTTAATGCCCTTTTTCAATAGGTGTTTTGGATACTTTTATTGCAACGTTGCTAAATACATATAATAAGTTCAACAGGAGAACAAATATGGCAAACTTAGTATCACCCGGAGTACAGGTCAGCGTTATAGATGAAAGTTTCTATACACCTGCTGAACCAGGGACTACCCCAATGATTTTTGTTGCAACGGCGCAAGATAAAGCGAACGCCAGTGCAACAGGTACAGCAAGAGGAACAACGAAAGCGAATGCTGGAGTTCCGTTTTTGCTTACATCACAAAGAGATTTATCCGAAACTTTTGGAGATCCTTTATTTTATACAGATAACAACAATAACCCAATTCATGGATCAGAGATTAATGAATATGGTCTACAAGCGGCTTACTCATACTTAGGAGTTTCCAACAGAGCATTTGTTGTAAGAGCAGATATTGACTTAAACGAGTTACAAGCAACTGCTACTGCACCAGCGGCTGATCCGGCTGATGGAACTTACTGGTTTGATACGCAAATTAGTAGAATAGGCATTTTTGAGTGGAACGGCAACGCCGCTACTACTACAGGTGGACAAACGTTCACTATGAAAACACCTACAGTTATTACAGACGCAACTAAATTAGTTGGCGCACAAGCAACAGGTGCTCCTTTAGCATCAGTTGGTGCAATTGGTGACTACGTAACAGTAGCAACAACTACAATTAATAAAAC